TAGGATTCAGGCCCAAGAAACCTTAGATTCATACACAAACATAATGTTTGACTCTCTACGCCAGACATCATTCGATCTGGTGATGGGTGAGTTCTTGCTTGACCTAGCAGTTGGCACAGCCGTTATGATGATTACACCAGGCGATGAGACTGCACCAGTGAAGTTTACAGCGATACCGCAGTATCTAGTTGCGATTGAAGAAAGTATTGATGGCACAGTAGATACAATATTCCGCAAGGTTCGCATGAAAGCAGAGGCCATACCGCGTGAGTTCAAGAACGTCAAAAGCACTGAACTCGATGAGGCAATCCAGCGCAACCCACAGCAAGAGATTGATTTGTTTGATGCGGTGATCTATGACCATGAGACTGGCAGATTCCATTACCATGTGGTCTGGCCAGCAAAGCGTGTTGAGATAGCACATACAGAAATGCGCTCGAATCCATTTGTTGTTGCTCGATACATGAAAGTTGCTGGAGAAGTCTATGGTCGTGGGCCACTTGTAACAGCAATCAACGACATCAAAACACTGAACAAAACACTTGAGTTATTGCTGAAGAACGCGAGCCTTGCGATTGCAGGTGTTTATACCGCAGCAGATGATGGTGTTCTCAATCCGCAGAATATCAAGATACAACCAGGTTCTGTCATCGCAGTTGCCCGTAATGGTGGCCCACAAGGGGCTTCACTTGCACCACTACCAAGAGCAGGTGACTTCAACGTCAGTCAGATCGTTATCAATGATCTACGCATGAATATCAAAAAGATCATGATGGATGACACATTACCACCAGATAACATGAGCGCACGATCAGCTACAGAGATTGCCGAGCGTACCAGAGAACTTGCCACTAATCTGGGTTCAGCGTTTGGTCGATTGATTACTGAGACAATGCTACCGATTGTATCTCGAATCATGTTCGTTCTCGATCAGCAGGGTGTTGTGGACTTCCCAGCCAAGATCAATGGGCAAGAAATAAAGCTGGCAGCAGTAAGTCCACTGGCACAAGCACAGAAACTGCAAGAGGTGAATGACCTGATGCAGTATGTCCAGATTGCAGGTCAGATGGGCGCACAAGGCCAGGCAACATTAGCTATTCCAAGAATACTAGAGTTTATCGCGCAGCGACTAGGGATCGACCAGAATGTCCTGAACAGTCCAGAAGAAGTGCAGATGATACTGCAACAGATGCAACAGGCTCAAATGCAAGCGCAAATGCAGGAACAAGTCCAACCAACTGAGGAGATTGTATGACGCATGATGACTGGGATTATTTCGATCCGCAGCCGAATGAAGGCGTAAAGGCAGATGATACTGATATTCTTTATGCCAAAGTATTCAAAAGTGAAGAAGGCCAGAGAGTCTTATCGCATATGAAATCAATCACAATAGAGCTTCCTACCTGGTATCCAGGCGAGGATGCTTCATATGGTTATGTTAGAGAGGGTATGGCCGATATGGTGAGAATGATACAGAAACGATTAGAAAGGAGTGAAAATGTCTGACGAAAACGCAGCAGTAGAAACAGAAGTAGACAACGATGCACCGATCATTGATCCAAGTCGCGCATCAGAAGAAACACCAGAAACTCAGGTAGAACAACCGATTGCAGTCCATGAGGAATCAGAACCTGATCCTTTGACGACTACAGACCAAGAGGTAGATGATGATCCGATTGAACGGCCTGAATACTACCCAGAAAAGTTCTGGGATGATGATGGCCCTGACGTTGAGAAACTGGCTAAATCTTATGCCGAGCTTGAAAAGAAGTTCAAGTCTGGCAAACACAAAGCACCAGAGGGAGATTATGACACTAGCACGTTTACAGAACTGGGCATCGAAGCAGATGATCCTATGCTCAATTCGTTTTCAGAATGGGCTAAAGACAATGGCATCAGCCAGTCAGCCTTTGAGGGAATGGTTCAGCAATATATGGATTTCTCTGGAGCTGAAACTGAACGAATGGAGTATGACCGCAACGCGGAAATACAAAAGCTGGGTGAAAATGCTCAACAAAAAATAGAGATGGCTGATCGTCTATTGATGAAAGCCCCTCTATCAGACGCAGAGCGAGAAGCGATAGCGAATAATCTGACAACAGCAGATTCGATCAATGCGTTCTTGAAGTATCACCAGTCAATCACCAATGAGGGTATACCTGCTAGACCGCAACCGCAGATGCCAAACATCACCAGGGAAGAGCTTGAGAGCCATATCAATGATCCGCGATGGCAAACTGATCCAGCCTGGCGTAGCAGGATTGAAAAACTGTGGATGGAATCGCAAGTATAATTTGCAACCAGCTTAAAAATTAGATAGCATTCGCTTGTTGGCTAACCCTTGTGGCCCGACTATGTGGTGAAACCATAGGTGGCGTGGCCTTTCCATGCAAGCGAATTGCCCTCAACAGGATAACAAATCGCGTTACATCGTTAATCTTTTTACTATAGGAGATGCGTTATGGCGCAAAGTATTACTACAGCGTTTGTTGACCTGTTTGAAAGTGAGGTAAAGCAAGCGTATCAATCAGAGGCACTATTGCGTGGAACAATGCGTTCGCGTACTGGTGTTCAGGGTAACACTGTAAAGTTCCCTAAAATCGGTAAAGGTGTAGCAACTGTTCGTGTCCCACAAACAGACATCACACCTCTAAATGTGACTTATTCACAAGTGACTGCAACAATGTCCGATTTCATCGCGGCAGAGTACAGTGACATTTTCCAGCAATCACACGTTAATTTTGATGAGCGTAGAGAGTTGGTAGAAGTTGTTTCTAAGTCTATCGCAAGACGTTCAGATCAAGTTTGTCTCGATGCTCTTACTGCTGCAACCAGCACAGGTACTGTTGCTAACAGCATTGGTGGATCGAATACAGATATGAACATTGAGAAGCTACGAGAGACTGCACGCATCTTGAATACCAAGAATGTGCCAGCAGAAGGTCGTACACTTGTCATGCACGCAGAGCAGTTGGACTCATTACTTGGCACAACTCAAGTAACAAGTTCAGACTTCAACTCTGTTCAAGCATTAGTTCGCGGTGAGATCAACACGTTCTTGGGCTTTGACATCATCGTCATGGGTGATCGTGACGAGGGTGGTTTAGCAAAAGATGGTTCAAATGATCGAACTGTTTTCGCTTATCATCGTGATGCACTTGGCTATGCTGAGTCTATTGCTCAAAAGACCGAAGTGAACTACATCCCAGAAAAAACATCTTTCTTGGTTAGTTCAATGTTCTCAGCAGGTTCTGTTGCAATAGATAGTGATGGTATTGTTAAAATTACTTGTCGTGAATCATAAGGAGTAAATTATGGCTTTTAGTTCAGTTGGTTTTGCGACTATCGGTGCAAGTAAGAAGGGAAATGCTCCAAGCATCTACTCTTACTCTACTACTGATACCATCGCAACAGTAAATACAGAAGGCTACTTCAACGATCTATCAGACACCCTTGCAGCAGGTGATGTGATTTTCGTTCGTAGTTCTACTGGTGGTACACAAGTGCTTACAATCGTTTATGTATTGACAAATGCTAGTGGTGTCGTTGATGTCAACGATGGTACTACTTTGGCAAACACTGACGGAGACTAAGTGTAATATGGGGGCGGCTCAGGTCGCCCCTTTTTACTTGGAGTAAACAATGCCTTTCAAAGATCAATTTTCGGAGAAAACCTTTAGTGCTACTCATGCTAAAGAAGATGCTCAAAGCGATACCTTGTATGTCGATGGATCGACAATCTCTGGTTTTACAGGAACTATACCAGCGACCAGGGCGGTGTATGTCGGTGGTGCAGGAAATTTGAAAGTGACAATGGCTTCTGGAACAACGCTTACACTAGAGGGTGTATTAGCTGGTTCTGTTCTGCCAATACAAGTACAGCAAATTTTCGCAACAGGTACTTCAGCTACAAATATACACGCACTGTTCTAGGAGCGATCATGCAGATCAATCTTGGAACATCTTTATCTTCTCTTAGACAGCCAATAGTTGCTGGTGATCCATTACCTACACAGTGGTCAGATTTTGTAGCACCCACAGTATTACCACCAAGTTATGTGCTAGTTGACCAAGGTGATGGTAGCGACCCACACAACTACACAGCAGAAGGAAGTGAAAATGTACGATTTGCTGATGATGGCTTAGAGGTAAGCACATCTACAAGCGAACAGAATACTTTGGTATACCCAGTACTTGCTGGTTGGTCAGAGGCTAAGGAAACCAGTGCATTGCCTAGTTCAAGCCAAGTTAGTGGTTTTACTACAGCAGATGTTTCCAATAGTAGCGATATTGGTTTTAGTGTAGGACAGTCGTATGGTGAAATAACTGCTAGTAATACATTTGACGCATCTGGAATTGAGTATCTTAGGTTTCGTGCAAAATATAGTGGTACTGCGCCAGCAAATGTGTTTTATGAAATACGATATAATCAGAGCAGCAGTGCGATAACAGATGACACTATTACATCACAGTTGACAACTAGTTATCAGGACTTTGCAATACCCTTTACTTTGAGTCCTAGCTTGATAGATTCACAAGGTGGGTTTTTCTTCAGAATTAGATATTTTTTGGCATTCGGTGGTACAACAAATTTGCATGTTGATAGAATAGTACTTTCTAAGTAGTAATATAGCTAAATGAGTAATAATATGATTGAAGAATATGCACTGGTAATGACGCAAACAGAAGCCGAGATTGATAATGCTATTGCACAGAAAAAGCTACAGGGATATACATATGGTGGCAATAAGCATTACAATGAAGGTATAAATAAATGGGTAGCAAGTTTTGATAAGGAAGGCTAATGGCCGCAGGTGATACAGACTTATCGGTTTGCTCAGATGCCCTGATCTTGATGGGTGCTTCGCCAATATCCTCTTTCACTGAGGGTACTGATGCAGCGCAAGCGTGTGACAGATTATATCCTGACTTGAGAGATACTTTGTTATCTACCTATCACTGGACTTGGAATGTAAAGAAAGTACAGTTATCACAGCTATCTACACCACCGCTAAATGAGTTTGAACATGCGTATCAGTTGCCTGGTGATATGCTCAGTGGCGTACTAGCCTTGTTCGACAGTAGTGAGAATCATGAGTATCCAATCAGATATGGCTGGGAGATATATGGCGATCAGTTATTCACTGATTTAGATGAGGTCTATATTGACTATCAGTCAAGCATCAACGAATCCAAGATGCCGCCATATTTCATCAATGTACTCAAATATGCGATGGCAGCAGAACTCTCTGTCGTTATTACAGATCAGATAGCAAAGGCAGATTATTATCGAGCAGTGGCTTACGGCACGCCAGGTGAGAATGGTCGTGGCGGCCTGATGCGTCAAGCTATGAACATAGACAGTCGAGGTCGATTGTCACCTGTCATTGAGGATTACTCGCTTATTGATGTGAGGGGCTGATGGCTAAGATTGTCCAGTTCCAGACGAACTTCAAAGTCGGTGAACTTGATCCATTACTCAGATCAAGAACTGACCTAGCGCAATATCAAGACGCGCTCGAAGAAGCAACCAATGTTATTGTTCAGCCACAAGGCGGTATCAGGCGCAGAGATGGCTTGAAGTTTGTGCATGACTTTGGCTCTAGCCAGTCAGTATTCAAGCTGATCCCATTTGAGTTCTCTGTCAACGATAGTTACCTTCTGGTGGTATCAAACGAGAAGGTCTATGTTTTCAAGGATTCGGTACTGCAAGAGAATATTACTACAAACGGTGTCAGCTCTAGTGATGATTTTATTACTGCTACTGGTCTTACCAATAGTGTTATTCCTGAACTTAATTTTACCCAAGCGGTAGATACGCTGATCCTGGTTCATGAGGACTTACAGCCCAAACGATTAGTCAGGAATACTGATACAAGTTGGACTTTTGAGAACCTACCAATAGTACATACACCAAAGTATGCTTACACTGAAACACAGTTAGAACCCAGTTATAGTATTACTCCAAATAAAGTCAGTGGTGACATAGAGATTACTGCTTCATCAGCAACGACAGAAACAAATAAGACACCACAATCAGGCTCAGGCACAACGATTGTTCTTGCGACAAGTACATCATTCACAGGCGGTACATCGCCAGTTGGAATGTGTCTGAGACTAACTGCTGGACCTGGTAATAATTACGCGCGCGTGATTGTCTCTTATGTAGAGGCAACAAAGACGGCAACGCTCGATAGAAGTCTCGGCGTAACGCTGGATGGAACATCAAGATACAGGATTGATGAGTTCAGAGATATTCTTGAGTATCAATACATAGAGGCTAAAGATGGCTTTGGTCGAGCAAGAATTATCAGTCGAGTTGATAATAATACTGTCAGGGCATTTGTTGAAGTACCATTCTTTGATACTAACGCGCTTGCAGCAGGTGATTGGACACTTGAGATAGGCTATGAAGATGTTTGGTCGAATGATCGAGGCTGGCCAAAGAGTGCGGCTTTCCATGAGGGTAGATTGTACTTCGGTGGGTCGAAGTCCAGGCCGAACACGATATGGGGAAGTCGAGTTGTAGACTTCTTCAACT